CATTTGGTGTAATTTGCATGAAATTATTATAGTCTAAATTTAACTTTTTAATCATACTATACATTAATTCGTAATAATTATTCAAATCTTCGGAAAATATATTCTTTATAAAATAAAATAAAGTATTATCAATCAATCCAAAAGCTACTCTTTTCATCCCAGTTCTTTCATTTTCTGATATTATCGAAACCTCTTGTGCTATATTTGATATATATTGTATATAATTTAATATATCAGTTGAAAATTTTGCTGGCAAATTCGTAATTATCATTTCAATTTCCTCTTCTGAAAGACTATTTAAAATATATCTCTCATCCCCAACAATTACTTCTTCGATTACGCATCTGTAAATGTCATCAATATCTTTTAAAAGAAATTGTTTTGGTAAATTCAACTTAACTTTGCATTTTTCGTCACCACAATAACGAACAATTTCATAGTTTTTTATTTTTTCCAGTAAAAAGTTCCTAGTATAAGATAAAATTATACTAATATTACCTTCAAAACTATCAGTTGATGTCGTTATTTTATCACCCAAACTAATAATTCTAGCTTCCAATAGGATTAAAAATTTTTCGTAATTGGTTAAACTATTAATAATCTCCTTTTCAACCAATATCTCACTCAAAAGTTGTTCAAAACAATCTAAAATTATATCATTATTATTAGTTTTAAGAAATTTTAATATTTCAAAATACAATATATTTTTAATCGACTTTACTTTAACATTTCTTTTTAATATGGGCAAAAATATTTCGGTATAAAATTCCATTTTTAAAAAATTTGATACGTGTATTTATTAAAATGCCATATAACATCTCTAATAACGGCTCTTTCGCCATCATAATTTAATGTATCGGTAGTTAATGATACTGGAACACACTTTTCAAATTTATGTATTTTTCTAATTTCTCTTTGTTTTGTTATCTGAACAACTTCTATATCTCTTTTAATAGAAGGTTTTCCACCACCTTCTAATAATCCCCTATAAGAAGCTGTAATTATCCATGGACGAATAAATCCATCCAAAAAATCTAAGTTTGTCTCCAAAAATCCAATAGCTAAATTCCTACTACTTAATGATTTTCTTTGTTCCGCATATAATCCACCCAAAAAACCATAAGAATTATCATTATTAGATGCTATTTCAAAACTTTCATCAGGCAACTTAACAGTTTGCGCAAAAAAAAGTCCACCAGTATCATTTTCAACTGGCTGGACCTTTGAATTTGTTAAATTATTTAAAATACTGTTAGATATAAAAAATTTATTCTTATCTACTTGTGTATATTTTTTGAATTCTGAGAATAATTGTTCTTTATTTTCGTCAAAAGAAATTCTAACCAACCACTGTGTGGTAAGAGGGATATCATAATCCCTCTTACCTAATAAATCCAAAAAATGATTTATTATACCGCCTCTAATTTCTGTTGCCATTCATTATCTATTTATTGGATTTACGAAATCATAGACCTCTCCACCCAATCTTCTTCTCTCGAAGAAATGATATGCAATCGACGCTGTGAAACTCACTACCGCACCACTACCTTCAGCAGTTTGATACGCCAAATCCCCAACACTTCTTATGCTGCATCCTATTAATTTATATTGATAGATAGGATCCAACTTTTTATTCAATTGATTCAAAAGAATATATGAATTTCTATTAGCAATAGTACCCAAACCATCACTACCAGTCCCAGCTAAACCAAATTGATTGCCGAATGTTCTAGTACTTTCGTTCATCAATTTTTCTCTCAAATAAGAAGATTCTGGACAATAAAATTCAATTTCATACCCATCAGATCCGGGAAAAGACACCGCTGCTGGCATGTTAAATGTTTGACCAGCATATTTGACTTCAGTATTTCCAACAACTCTCCCCGGCAATTTTCCAGTTTTAGCAAAAACCAAATCGTCTCTGCCTAATTGTAATCTATCATCCCCAACACCATCTATATTTACGGAAATTATTCGGAATAAAAAATCCCTACTAAAGTCTTGCTCTACGGCATTTATGAGGAAATTATTAATTGTATTAGTACTAGAATCCATATATTATTATTTAGTTTAAGCTCCGATTATTTCGTTGAAATTAGTTCCAGTTGATGTGGCGTAAAAGTTCACCAAAATAAACTCAGCAGTTCTAACTGGTTTCAAATAGATATCCACAACCATTTCATTTTGATCTATTACCGAAGGTGTATTATTTCTGGTATCGCATATAATTTGATAATCATACAAACCTTGGGTGTTTTTAGCTCTTTCAAAGATAGGATCTAATGTAGCTACGACTCTACTTCTTGTGTAAACCGTATTCGGTTCCATAATAAAGTATTTTGTAGTTCTCTTAGTAGCCTTTTGCAAGTATAAGAACAATCTACGTACATTAATACGATCAAATGCGCTAGGTTGTCTCAACATTGTCTTTTGACCAAATATATTAAATCCATCATTTGGGAAGAATGCGACAGGATTTACCGATATTTTGTACAACATGTCACGCTCTTTTTGTTTTGGTGTGATTGCTAATGATAAAACATTTGTAATTTTACCTCTGGTAAATCCAGCAGGAGCATACCAAGGTTCAAAATTCTTATCGACATTAGCTATATCAGCGGCAATATATCCAGACATCGGCAACCATGTGGGTACGCCTGTGAATAAATCATTTATTTTAACCCAGTTTCCGTATGTACAGACATAACTAGAATTTGCTGATGAGAATAAATGCTTCAATGGATTATAAATGTATTGAGAGAATGATTTATTACTATCAGATAATGTTAATGTATTTACACCAGTAACAAATATATGACGTAAAGGATCTGCTATATACATACAATCCTTTCTCATTTGCGTCACAAAATTATCAAACACATTAAATACCGTTCTGTAATTTGCGACGATATCGTATTCTGGTTGCGTTACATTTGTTGGTTCATTTTTAGTTATAGAATTTAATCCTTGTATAATACCTAAAGAATATTGAGTGTCATCAAAATAATCAACCTGATTCGCACATACACTAGCATGTATAGTCCCCAAACCACCTTCTAATACTAAATCTAGATCGAATATTTCGTCATTTTCAATTTTTCTTAAACTTCTATCCAATTTAAATGGTATATTTCCAATTTCTTTGGAAGCCGCAGAATCCCCAGAATAAGAACCGTTTCCAAATAAAGCATCTGCCGTTTGGAAAAATATCTTATGGAAATTTGATGATTTATTATTAATAACAGAGTCAGCAACTCTTTGGAAATTTAATGGATCTGCTAATGTGATAGTATTTCCGACTATATCTATTATAGTCGTAGTCATTGTTTTAGAATTATCGCTGTGTTTAATCTCCAACGTATCCCCAATCACCCATCCACTAGCTCTTCTTACTGTAATGCTAGTAGATCCAGCATTTGATGTTGCAGACGTTGTTGTGGATTTCAACTTCATCCCAGAACCGCCAATGCTATCAACTTCATTCGAGGAAGTTAAGCTGATGTCATTCAAATGGAATCCTAAAGTAGCAAAATTATTTTCTTTTTGAGAAATTAATTCATTAATTTTGTATTTTGACAATACTCTGAATTTTCTTTTTGGGAATCCGTCAACATCCAAATTACTTTGCGCACCACCTTTCATGCTTATGAAATCATTCACCATCACATTAACAATACCAGATTTTGATGTTGTAGATTCTAAGAAAAATGATTGAGCCGCTCCGCCATTTTGATTATTTAAAACTCTAAACGAATCGATAGAACCTAAAAAGCTTCCATCTGAACCATAATCCAATTTTAAAGCATCTGTAGTATATGGGCTGACTCTAAGTTTAAATACACCTAAACACAATGTGTCATCAAACTTCTTAGTCGAAATATCAGCAAATCCATAACCAATTCTCTCCAAACCTTCGGATAAACTCTTGTTATTTCTTTGGCCAACAGTCTCATTACTAATTAATGGGAAGTCCAATTTAGAAGCTGGGACTGCATATGAAGGATTTGCATTAGATCCAGTCATCAAAAATCCTGTATTAGTAACGCTAGTACCTATTGAATAAATGCTACGAACACTTTCGTGAGGGCTATTTGGTTCGATATTGAAGTTATCAGTTATTCCAATATAATGACCTTCATATTTACTATTAATAGTGGATTGTATTTTATTAACTATAATTAAACCAGCATATCCAAAGTCTGCAATACTATTAATAACATTTTCAGTAGAATCCATAGGATTGCTATAAACATTTCTACCAGAAGATGCCCATGTGTAGTTAGTATTTGTAAATGCACTCTTATCGAGAACTGCTCTATACTCATCTGAAGTCAATTCGAAGAATCTAGGAGCACCTAGTACCAAAGTTCCAGTT